GTATAACAGTAAGGTTTTCGTTTGCTAATAATTTTGCTACTAAGTCTGTTTTTGTCATCAATCTCTCCAATTAATATAACCATTATACTATAAGGGCTAATTAAAGTACATAGCCCTTAAGTTATTGATTTTATTAGATAATTATATAAGTTATTGATTTAAAAGATATTCTTGAAATGATGTTAGGGGGTAGCCTAAGTTGTATTTTGCTTGGATCCAAGATGATGCTTGGATTGATTCTTTGAGCTCACAATCATTGGAAAGCTTGGTGTCAATGATAAGTCGGTTTTGTGTGTTTGAAAATTGTAAGTAATAAGTGATTTGTGTTGTCATAGTGTGCCTTAAGTTAATGTTTTTGTTAATAAAATTTATAAGTTATTGATTTATTTAGGGTTTATTTCATGAAGGGTTGTTTGTTTTATGGTGAGCTCAGGGTGCGCTTGGATGAATGAGTTTAATAGTTGTTGTGAGGTAAATAATTCGATGAATTGGTGGTTTGTTTGTGTGATAGTTGCATGTAAAATATAGATATTTGTCATAAGTCTCTCCAGGTTATAGGACCATTATACCTGAAATGCTATTTAATGTACATAGGCCCCTGGGCCCAGATAGGGTATATTTACCTATCTAGTCAAAAAATGGGCTGTCCTGGGCGCTGCCGGGAGAGTTGTCCATATAAATCAATAACTTATGAGTTAGTTACTAAAGAGCTGAAGTCATTGGTCTTTTCAAAGCGGATGTTATTCTTAAACTTATCCAAGAGCACATCACCTTTATGAGATATAACGAACACATTGGTATTCTCACCCAGCGTATCCATTACAGATAGGAAGTAGTCAGTACCAGCCACATCAAGACTAGAATCAAAGATCTCATCTAGTAATAATAGGTTGGTGTTGACTGAGTTCTTCATCTTAGCGATCTGACGCCAAGTGAATAGGATTGCGAGGTCGATCCTCATCTTCTCGCCTTCAGAGAATGAGGCATAAGTGAACTCGTCTCTAAACCTAGATTTAATCGATTCATTAAACGATTCATCTAGTTCAAACTTAACAAAGAAGTCCATTGCGGAAAGATACATGTTAATTAGTTTGTTCATTGCTGGTAGATATTCTCTAATGATAGTAGTCTTGATACCAGTATCTTTAAGCAATACCCCTGCGATCTCTTGCAGTTGTTTCTCTTTCATGAGATCCATCTTTACTGCATTCTTTGATAGAGCATCATTAGCTAGCAATTTGATCTTATCTTTCTCTACATCGATATCACCTTGTACAGATAACTCGCTGATCTCTTTTTCAAGTTGTTGGTTTGCTTTGATAAGCATGTTCATACCATTGATCTCGGTAGATATAGAGATGTTCTTATCTTGTATTTGATTTAAGACATCTTGTTTCTCTTGTAAGTCTACGCTTAACTTACTATAAGCAGAGTTCAATGTATCCATGTTGGATGTGATTTGTTGTTTGCTTTCAGTTATCTTACTGATGATCTTATCTTTATGTTCGTGTTGGATACCTTGCTCACATGATGGACACGTCTCGTTACTTGTAAAGAATTCTATATGCTCATCTACTTGTGTAAGCTTCTGTGATAACTTATTCATGTTTGATTTACACATGTCTATGTTCTTATCTACATCGGCTTTATCATGTAGTTTAGCATTCAGCTGTTCGATGTCTTTGTTTATAAGATCTACCAACTGAGTCTTATCGTTTATCTCGTTGATGTTAGTGTCAATCTTATCTCGTAACACCTTAACGTTTTGATCCTTAGAGTTTTGTAGTGAATCGATCAAACTCTTCTGTGCTTTAGCTTGTTCTGTAATAATACGAATCTCAGTCTCTACTGCAGACAGTTCTTCTTTGTTCTCTGCTATCTTTTCTTTAAGGATAGTATTCATCGTTGAGAATACCTTGATATCAAGGATATCTTCGATGACTTCACGTCTTTGCCATACAGGTAACTGCATGAACGGTACAAAGGAAGCAGACCCTAATATCACTACCTGGGTGAAGGTCTTATAATTTAATTTTAGGATCTGCTGTTCGAGGACTTTTTGATAATCTTTTACGGCAGCATCTTGGTTGATGATAGTCCCGTTCTGATATATCTCAAAGATATTAGGTTTGATACCACGTACTACTCTATAGTGGATAGGACCAATGTCAAACTCAATCTCAACTACACAGTTCTTTTGATTGATAGAGTTTACAAGTTGGTTCTTGTTGATGTCTCTGAATGGTTTATTGAACAGTGAGAAGGTAAGTGCATCAAGGATAGTGGACTTACCTTCACCGTTTTTCCCAACTATTAAGGTTGTTGAGTGACCATCTAATTGTACTTTATTTGGGGAGTTACCTGTTGAAAGGAAGTTTTTCCAACTCACTGACTTAAATATTATCAAACAACCTCCTGATTAATTGCTTCAATGTATAATCCTTTTACGAAAGATTTAATAGCTTCCTTATCTCCTTCCGTTTGGACGGAATCAATGTAATTACCAAGAATGCTAATAGTATCTTCCAGATTAATCTCTGCGTCGATCGTACCTTCGTTAAACTCTGAAAGGTCTTCGATGATTTTGACTTCATATGGTTCTTGTTCGTATAGTAAGTTTACAAACCTATCAAACTTATATAGGTCGGTTTTATTTATAACGACCAACTTAATATACTTATCCTTTATTTCAATTGTTGTAAGATCGATTGGCTCTACATCCTTATCATTATACTCGATCTTTTCATGTATAGTGAAAGGGTTTTGAATAAACTCTAGTTGTCTTGTCTCTGTATCAAATACTGAGAATCCTTTTGGATCAGATGCATCTTGCCATGTCATCTCGTATGGTGTACCGATGTACTCGATGTTTTCTTGTTTAGACCTTGTATGGTAATGACCAGACAATACTCGTTCATACTTACTAAACATATCATGTGATAGACCATCTTCAGCTACCATGCCACGATACATTGGGAATCCTGCTATTTCAAAATGACCCAAGCACAGGTCAGATTTACTGCTATCAATAAAACTAAATACATCAACTTCATTCTCCTTACAGATCCATGGTATAAGATCTATCGTAGTATTATCTTCGTGCATACGAGTGGGTTTATCTATCACTATGATGTTATCATACTCGCCTAGTATTAATGACTGTGCATTAACTTCTAACGATTCTTTCCAAAATATATCATGGTTACCTAATAGAGTTATTAGTTGGATGCCTTTGGCTTTTAGTTTATCAAAGAAGTAGCGTTTGCACTCAGCAAGCGTATTGAAGTTAACAAACTTACGACGATCAAATAGATCACCAAGCTGATAGATACCTTTGATGTTATGCTCTTCCATATACGGAAACAAAAATTCTTCATAAAACCTCTCATAGTATTTGTGAAACTTTAACGAATCGCCTCTAACACCAAAGTGTGTATCACCAAGAATAACTATCTTACTCATCTGGGTTCTCAATAAATGTATCTAATGTTATAGTATCTGGATCAACTTTCTTTTTCTTCTTCTTATTCTTTTGGCGCTCTTCAAATCCTTCATCGAATGTTCCATGCTGTTGCATGAATCCAATATATCCGTTATGGAAGTCGTCGCCATCATCATGACCTTGTGTCTCAAAAGATTCTATCGTGGTGTCTCTGATTAGTTTACCACGGATGTATGATTGTTTCTTTTCTTTTTCTATGCGACGAAGGAATGCATAGTAGATGATCTGTGTAAAGTAACTGAATGGATTAGATGATTTTGCTGGATCAAAGTTATCAAAGTACATGATACAGTTCTCGATGCCGTCGAGGATCATGTCATCTTTATAAGAGTAGTTGATAAAGTTTGGACGATTAGCAAGCTTAGTAGCGATCTTAAGGATACACTCACCAAGATAATTTGATAGTTGTGGTTTAGGATCTCCACCAGCTTCTGCATCTGCACATTGCTTCTTATACTTCTTAACCGCTTCTAAGAAGTCTGGATTGTTTACGTAGTGGACTGGTTTTTTCTCAGCCATGTAATTCACCTTTATTTAATAATTAAGATCATTGTACTACATAGTGGGTATAAAGTAAAATTATTTTATGCAGAGAATGATGAACCACATCCGCATTTAGATGTTGCGTTTGGATTTTTTATTGTGAATTGAGATGCTGCTACAGATGTTTCATATGCTATTTCTGACCCAGCTAAATACTGCATGCTCATAGCATCTATTAGTAACTTAACTTCATGTTGTTCTATGACAAAGTCGTCTTCATTTTGATTATCGTCAAATGTGAATCCATATTGAAATCCAGAACATCCTCCTCCTGATACGAATATACGTAACATAAGGTTTTGAACATCCTCTTCTTTTAATAGAGACTTGATCTTATCTGCTGCCGTTTGATCTATTGTTATTTGATCCATAAAAATAATTGTACTTTAATTGTTCAAAGTGTTACTATGACTGTATGGGGTTTTTCAAGTGGTTAATGTAATGTTTTATTACCATCGATGTTTAAAGAGATTGTTTCGGGATAATCTTCATCTATGTTATCTCTAAACATGTTCTTAAGCTTATCAGATAACTGTTGTAGTTCGTTCGGGTCATAAGCTTCAGAGGGTGTGGTGTTAGCTCCAATAAAGTCGTCCACAGATCTATGATACTCATCTACGTATCGAGGATCCATGTCTTTTAATACCACGATGTGTTGTTTATGAAACACAAATTCATCATCAGCACAAAAGTGACTATAAGTCCCTAATACTATAGACTCTACAGGATACCCGCTCATGATACGGCTAACATGCTTTACTACCATAGGGAACTGGATCTTGATATCATAGTCATCTTCTTTTACAAGAGTGCCTAAGAGCTCTTCGCCAGAGATTAATTTAATTACTACGTAACGATCTAGATCTGATGTCATAGTTGTACCTCGTGGACTTTATAGTCAAACTTTTCTTCTGAGTATATCTTGATTCTCTCAACAAAGTGGTTCAATGTATGATTCTTTCGCGATTTGTGTTGTAAGTCATCAGCAATATCATATAGTTTTAAATGAGTCTTACCATCTTTTAATCTTAGACCCCGACCTATAGATTGAAGGTTTCTGATCTTAGACTTGGTAGGACTAGCAAAGATGATATTCTCTATGCTTGGTATATTTATACCCGTTGAGAACGTAGCATATGAGGCAACGATGATAGTATTATCACCAAGCTCGGTGTTCTTACGAATGTCTTCACGATCTAAAGTTTCTATCCCGCCGTGTACAACATAGACGTTCTTGTCAGGAGCTCGAGCTTTAATATCCTCATATAGAGGTATACCATGTTTCTCTACGAATTGGAATAAGACTAGAGTATTACCTTTACAAGATAAGGCAAGGTTACGGATAAATTTGTTTCGTGCTTCGTTTAATACAAGGAATTCCATCTCTTCTTGATAGGTGTGTTCTTTACAAGCTTTACGTATCTCGTCTTTATACTTAAGTAATAGGCAATTTATGTCGATCTTAACGACCTTACCATCATCCATCAGTTCTCGTGTAGTCGTTACTCTATGGACAGGTCCGAATAAACCTTCTAAAGTTAGTTGATTAATCTTTTTGTTATCTATCGTACCTGTGGTACCAATGCGATACTTAACGTGTTGCATACGTTCCATGATTGTAATCAATGAGGTGGCTTTAAATTGATGTGCTTCATCGCCGACTATCACATCAAAGTTTGCAAACCATTGTTTAGGTTGTG